ATTTTAGTAGAAAAATATACTGTTTAAAGTGTTTAGAAAAAGCGAGTATCTATTCAATAAAATTAAGGTAAGCAGTAATAATAATAAGAGGAAATAATAGAGTATCGAAATGTTAAATAGTGAGTTGGGCATACTGTTGGGCATACTAAGTTGGACATACTTTTATGTGTAAATTATTTACCTGTGAAAAAGTTGGGCATACTTTTTACTATGTTTTTGAGGTATGTTTTTTATATGATGTTTCCTTTTAAGTTATGTTTTTAGGCGTTTAAATAGACATTTATAGGGGGATAGTATAGTTCTTTGGGTAAGTGATACGGTTGTGCCTCTTTTATAAGTACTTGATTTATAATAGATATTTATAAAATAAATGCTATTTTAGCATCATAAACGCGTGCGCGTCACAAATAATTGGCAGTATAGCTCAGTTGGTAGAGCGCAGATATGCATACGTGATGATACATGTGTGCAGTTCTTTTGTCACAAGTTCGAGTCTTGTTGCTGCCACAATGGTTTTTGAAGGTAGAGACGAACGTTCCCACTATTCAGTGCTCCGTCTGAGGGAATTAAACGTACGGAGATTTTAAGGTAATTGATTGATTGTTGATGGAAACGCTCCCGGTGATTGTGCCGGGAGCATTATTTCTTTTTTATGCGATATTACTTGGAATGGATAAATTTAATGGTACTATTTATTGCAGAGAATTGTAGATGCATAAAAGTGACTTTTGGTGGAATAATGATTTATTTCCCCTTAATGATGGTTGCAATACGACAATTAATAAAACATAGCATATTATTGTTGTTGTTATCATTACCATTGATACTATTTTGTTTGGGTATCATCCTCTTTTGGGCTTATTAGTGATGCATGATCATCCTCCTTGTTTCTTGGTAAATCAGCTATTGGTGTTTTAAATTCAACTTGACGGTCAAATTTAGGAAACTCGTCAATAATTTCTTGTGCAGCAGTTAATGAGGGGTGGAATTCAGCACCAGCAGATATAAGTGTAGTTAATTCATCTAATGCTTTTTTATAGCGATTCCTCCTCTCTGCTTTTGCTAATCCATTAGAATCTTCTTCTTTTTGATCTTCTAACTGTTCGGAATATTCTTGTAACAGTTGATTTATGATAGTTTCTTGTAATTTTACATAGCTTTCTATTGCTTGCGTTTCTATTTTACTTCTTTTTAAAGTTTCTTTCATTAAGTCTAATTCTACCTTCTTCTTAGCAATATCTAATGCTGCATTAGCAGCTTTGGATATTGCTTTTACAATTTGCATACTACAAACTGATATAATGATCCATAGAGAACCATGGTCCAATTGTTCTATTTTTATTTCTCCTCCTCCATTGATTATCGAAATTTCAGATAGTGCCCTCTCTAAAAGGTCTATTGTGATAGAAAATTCCCTAAGTTCATTAGTTTGAGGTAATTTGATATTAATAGTCTTCTCTGTTTCTTCTGTTGTAACATAGTTATTGATCCATTGATGAAGCATAACAATACTATAACTCAGTCTGTCGAATAAAGTTTTGTAAGCTTCATTTTGAATACCATTTAATATAAAACGATTGGTTATACTTGCATTTATTTGAGCCAATAAATCATCGTCGCTATCTTTAATATGCAAAAAGCCAATATGATCTAACTCTCTAATGGCAACTTTTACCTTTTGGATATCATCAATATAGTAAGTGCCAGTATTATTAGAACTGAATTTAGGATGGAAATTCTCAAAGGCGATATTTATACTACGTTTTATATCTACCAATCTCATATTTTTTTGTTATTTGAGTTGTTATTATCATGATTAGAAGAACTTGCGGATACTGCCTAAAACGGCAAATACCCGCCGGATCATCTCGACTGGAATTTCCTGCTCGCAGAATTCTGGAGACTTGTTTGCCGGAATAAGACGTACAAATCCTTTTTGAACACCCGGACGAATACGTTTTACCGTACGGTAATCATCTGTAATTATACCATATATTTCTCCAGCAGGAAGGTATTCTATGGGAGATTTAACCTCTTTCAGTGCTATTACGTCTCCATTGCTTATCTCTGGTTCCATGGAATGTCCGGTAAGGTTACACCACATTACTCCCGGCTTGTTATATGGAGGATAGTTTATATAATAGTCCGGCAGTTGCGTCTGGTCATTGGAAACAAACTCAAAACCACCTATGAAATCTACATTATAATAAGGAGCACCTTTATATTCTTGGTTGATACTGGGGAGTGGTTCTGGAGTTGACACATCATTAGTACGGAGCATAGCACCTTCACCAGTAAGAAGCCAATCAAAAGAAATATCAACGCATTTTGAGTATATTATATCTAAGTCAAAACTATCTCTTGCGTACCAACTTGAGATAGTTGTAGGAGCAACTCCCAAAAAAGATGCAAGTTTTGCATTGTTTTTTAGTCCATAATAGGACTTTATTCGGTCTAAAACCCCTGCTTTATTAATTTTTTCACTCATATTGCGTATATTTCTATTGAAAAACTTGTTTTAAACGCATATTGCGTATATATTTGCAGCATAATTAGTGATTTGCAACACTAATAATCGTTTACAGCGGATAAAGATAATCATTATACTTTAAATAATAATAAGTATGGAAAAGGTTTTAGAACACGTTTCGGAGAACTTATCGGTTGAGATATTTCCGGATGACAAGTTTGAATTCTTGATAACAACAAATGAAGCAGCAAAAGGATTTGGAATTAACCCCTCCTCTTTACGTTCTCAGAAGCACGACCATCGTGATGAATTAATAGAGGGGAAACACTTCATTACGAGCGTTGGAATTTCCAACGCAGGGTGTAAATCAGGCGGTTATCTTCAAAATAAGCAAATTCTTTGGACTAAGCGCGGTATTGTCCGTCTCGGCTTCTTCATCAAGTCTGAACGGGCGAAAATGTTTCGTGACTGGGCAGAGGACTTAGTAGTAAACAAGATTGATGAAGCATACCGGGTGCAATCGCAGGTACAGCAGCTCTCCCTCTTCCCGGAACCGGTGAAACGCAACCATAACCGCCTGACAAAGGAACGGCTGGTGGATATACTTGCCGATGTGGCACGGATAGAGGACAAGGAACTGCGCCTGACGCTTGTAGATAAACTGACAAACATTAAAGCATAAAAATATATGAAGAAGATTGACTGGGAAGATTCCCGAAAGAAAACTGCCGCTTATGAATATCTGGTAAAAGTATTCAAGACCACTAAACCGAGTGTAAGCCTTGCCATGAGCTTCAAACGGAACAGCCTTGAAGCGGCGCGGATGCGGCATGTAGCTATACATGAACTTGGAGGACGGCTATTGAGTGACGAGAATGTGACTGTTTCCCCAGTAAAGATACTGGACTCTCATGGAAATGTGAAATCAGTAATAACAGACGATTCGATAACTTTATAATTATGAAAACCTGGAGAACAATTCAAAAGATTGCCGTAGCTGTAGGCATGTCCTACGGTCTGTGGTTGGGAACAAATGTAAACGCAACAGATGCGGACAGCCGCAATGCGTTTGTAATTATCGCATTATCGGCCATCATAGCAATATCACTTATGCCGGATAAGACGGATACCGCAACTGTTTAGGAACGGTTTGTTCAGCAAGCCGGAGTTTCCCTTATCATGCGGAAGCGGCCGGCTCCCCGGTTCGATGCCGGGGCTTGCACAAATAAAAGAGAAAAGTTTCTGATTATGGAAATGTTTGGAAAGACATTATGTATAACGTTTGATGAACTTGTTCGTAGTGGTATTATGAGCAAATCTAATTTTGATAAACATGTTCGTGAACGTAAGTTTCAGGTTTTACAGAAAGGTGGTAACGGACGTAAGGTGCTTGTGGCTTATGAGACCCTTTCGGATGCACTTCGCTCTGTTGTAGAAAAAAAACTGCCTGATATAAAAAAACAACTCAAAAAAGGACAAACCAACCCTATGAATATCCGCCTGAAAAGTGATGACAAGGCTGTGGAATTCTACAAGACCTATACTCCCAAGATTTCCATAGATCGTCAGAAGGAATATGTACTCAACGCCAAAGTGATGAATGCCATGATAGTACAGGAAACGGGGCTGCAGAATAAACACAGCGAATACGGCTATACGCACAAAAGCCTTGTACGCAATACCGTCATTTCCTTATGCGAGGAGCTTCGCAAGTCTTTCAACCATACGCTACCGAAAAGCGAATCCCGCCTGATGGAAAAGTTCAGGGACTACAAGAAGCAGGGTTACGTGGCGCTGGTAAGCGGTACTACCGGCAACCAAAGCGCCCGCAAGATCGGCCCCCGAGAGGGACGTATCCTGCTGCGGTTGAAGCGGAGCAAGTTTCCGGTATATACCGACATGGAGATATTCGACGAGTTCAACCGTATTGTGGCGGAACGTAATGCGCGTGTCATCTGTGAGGAAGACAGGCTGAAACCGGTAGAATCCCCCCAGACAGTCATCAACTACCTCTACAAGACCAGCATCAAACTGTGGTGGTATGGTGTGGTGCATGGTGAAATCGCCTTCAAGAACGAGTTCATGCCACAATTTGACACAAAACTTCCGCAGATGCCCAATACATTATGGTATGGTGACGGTACGAAACTGAACCTCTATTACAAGGACTACGACAAGAAAAATAAACGGATGGTGGCACGCACCATTGATGTGTACGAGGTGATGGATGCCTGCTCGGAAATGTTCCTGGGCTACTCCTTCGGTGCGGAGAACTTCCTCACACAATATGAGGCCTACCGTATGGCGCTGGAAACGTGGAAGGTCAAACCTTATGAGATAGTCACCGATAACCAGGGCGGGCACAAGAAGCCGGAAGCACAGGCCTTTTTCAAGAAGATATGCCACCTGCACAAGACCACCATGCCTCATAACGGCCAGAGTAAAACCATCGAAAGCGCTTTCGGACGTTTCCAGCAGCAGGTGATGCACAAGCTCTACAACTATACCGGCCAAAACGTGACCGCCACCAAAGAGAGCAGTCATGTCAATATCGACCTGATAATGAAAAACATCTCGCAACTCCCTACTCTGGAAGAGATGAAAGAGCAATATCTGAAATGCCGTCATGAATGGAACAGTATGCCGCATCCCACCAGTGAGACAGGGATGACCCGTATGGAAATGTACACGACCCTCAACAGCCCGAAAGCCGAACAGCTGGACGAATACGAGGTGCAGGAACTCTTCAAGCTCCTCAGCAAGGACAGCGTGAAGTACGGCAAGCAGGGATTCGTATTCAGCCGTAACAACAAGGAGTACCGTTACATGGTCTATGATGAATCCGGACAGGTAGATATGGGTTTCCACATGCAGAATGTGGGTGTCAGTTTCCGCTACAAGTACGATCCCATGGACATGACCTCCGTAGAACTGTGGGAAGTCTGTGCGGGCGACAGGCTGAAGTATGCCGCTACTGCCACCCCGAAAGTCGTCTTCCATCGTGCTACCGCAGAACGCAGTACGGAGGAGAGCGAACGGCTCTACGCCCAGATACGCGCCCAAAAGCGTGCTCTTGCCGGGCACTATATCGCCTGCGAGGAACTGTTGCTTGAGGAGAGCATAGGAGAAGCCTACACCAAGCTTGTGATGCCCCTTCCGGTGGGTGAATCACAGAAGAGCATGGAGCGGCAGCGTGAACAGTACGCTAACGAGGAGCTGAAAGCCCCGGTTGCCTATCCTGAAGGTGTCGGACCGGGAACTTATGAAGCCGAACCAGAGGAAGAACCTGCGGGCATCGCCTCCCCGGGTGAATACACCAAGCAGGTTTCCGGCATGACTGAAGCTGAAATGTACCTGTCGTTCCTCAGCGATAATTAACCAGTATTCAATAATCAATTAAATACCATTCAAAAATGAAAGAACTCAGTAAACAAGACAAAGACGCCATACGTGACGCACTGTTGGAATATTGCGGTAACTATCCCAGCCAGAACCGTGCCAGTGAAAGCCTGAACGGTGTCAGTGCCGCAACCGTATCACAAATATGTAATCAGAAGTACA